GAATCTTCTTTTATAAATTCAGGAAAGTTATTCCAAATATAATTTTTATTTTCAATATCGTAATTATCGGCATTTACTACAGCACCACCATAATAAGGAGAAGTATAATTAGTTGATCCAAACCAAACTAATGATTCTGGAGTTGTAGGAGATAAATTAGTATAAGGTTTAACTGATCCTGATTTAGGCCATGAGTAACTTCCAGATTCGTAATATAAAAAATATTCATACCCATCAAATTTTTCAATTAGAGTATTTAATTGAGTTTGTAAGTTAAGTACACTTGCTGAAGTGTAAGTTCTACTTGAAGATATATTTAAACCATTTATATTATTAATATCTGATTGTAGGGATTGGATTTGAGTTAACTTATATTTAAAATTTTCCAATCTTTCTCTAGCAGATGAAAAATGAACAAAATTGTTAAAATCAGTGTAATCAACTGTAATTTCAATACTTTTTTCCTCTAACCAAGACTGCAATTGTTGGTATGAAGAAGAAACGTTAGAACTTAATAAAGAAGATAAATTTAAATAAGGTGTAGTTAAATTTGCCTTTTCTACTAATCCAATATTAATATTAGGTCCTCTTAAAGGAGTAGTATCAGGGGTAGCTTCAGCTATAAATTCAGTATTTACTTCAAAAACATAAGGTTCAGAAATACTTTCTACTACCCAAAAAGTATCTTTTAATCTGAAATCTGGTGGAAGTGGTTCGTATAATTTAATATATAAACTAGCATAGGATTCATTTGAATTATCAAATGCTATATTTACTCCAATAAGAGTTTTATTATCACCAAAATTTAAAAGAAAATCCGAATAGAAGGCTCTTGAATTTCTTTCAGAAATAAATGTTAAATAGGATTGTCCTAAGTCAGTATATGAAATTGAGTTATTAGAAACTTTAAGTTCAGTTCTATCTGAAGATATTTCTGATATGAAGAATGGAAGAGCAGGAGAACTAAAAAATAATTGTCTATAAAAATTATAAATTATCTCATATCTTCCTAATTCAATCCCAAATGATTCTAAATCCGCTTTAGGATCTAATTCAACTTGATCATAAAGAGAAGTACCTTGGATTGTTTGTCTTGTAGTATAATTTTTAAAATCATATGCAGAGTTTAACACATCACCATTAGGAGATATAACATGCACTTCTACTTTATCCTCAGGTAAACCAAACTCTTTATTAATGTTTAATGAATTTAATAAGGATTCATCACTAATTTTATAGTCTTGGTTTATAAATTCAGTAGGATCAAGTTGGGATATATTTGTAATTTCCATTATTTGGATGCTGTTAAATCATTTATGGTTTGCTGTAATGTTAAGTTTTCAAGTCTTAATTGATTAATCTCATCTAATAAAGCATCTATTTCTCCAGCATTTTGATTAACACCAGTATACTCTGTACTTCTTCTAATTAATTCTAAATGTGAATTTATATCTCCTTCTACAGGAATTTCATAAAATAAGTCATTATATGCTTGAAAAAATTCATCTATAGTAATGGCATTATCTTCTATAACGGTTTGAGGTTGTAATAATTGAGAAAATTGAGTATCAATTACATTTAAATATGTAACTTTACCATAAACTGTTTTATTTAATTTAATTTGTTCTGCCATTATCTAACTATTTTAAAGTAGTTTGATGGATCATCTATAACTACTGTTTCACCATTTGAAAGTACAGTTTTAATTAAAATTTGATAATATCTTTCAGGTTCTAAACCATTCATATATAATTTAAAATAATTACTTATATTATCACAACTTACTTTAGTATAAGTAGTATCAAAATCAATTACTATTTCTTCAGTTTTAACATCTTTTAAAGCCCAATATGTAGTTGAAGGTAATGCTTTTGTATTTAAATATACTGAAGATGTAGTAAATGCCCTAGCAGGGTATCTATCTCTTGATTTTATTCTAAAGGTATAAATAGTATCTTCTTCAAATTCTGTTTTATTATTAGATATTACAGGTATAAAATCTGATGTTGTTATTTGAGTTAATGAAGAACTATATACACTATCATTCCATCTAAATTCTAATTGGGGTGGATATATAGTATGAGTATCCATTGAAAAGAATCTGGTAATTAAAGAAGTAGTACTATTTTCTATACTAGAAGAAAGTTTTAATAAGATACCATAATTGGGGATTGAACTTGAATACCATAAATTAGTGATAGAAGTTAAGTTCATATCAATATCTTTACTATCAGTATAAATAAATGATTGAGAAGTAAATGAACTTGTAATAAATGAACTACCAGAAGAAGCCCAATTTGTAGTACCTGTACTAACCCATGTACAACCATCAGTTGTTATAGGAGTATTAGCAGATCTACCTAACCCCATAATCCAACTTTGAGAAACAGGATATCCTAAAATTGTATAATCTATAGGTAAAGTAGCAGTAGCTAAAAATAATTTAAGATATGAAGTAAAATTACTTCCACTTATTTTATTATTAATTACATCAGTTATTTGAGAAGTAGGAAATTGAATTAACGCTCTTGTTACATCAGCGTTTATAGAAGTAATTTCAGTTTCATTTGAAATTTCTAGAATTTCATCTCTACCAAAGTTTTGAGTACTACGATATGAGGAAATGAAAGTATCTTTTTCAGGAAATATTTTATAAACAGCCATAAATCTAATATATAATATAAATATACATTAGGTGAATTTTTTTATTGCTTATTTCTTTTACTATCTACTATTAGTATCAATATTGAAAATACTACTACACCTACCATTAAGTAATATCCTGTTAACCCTCCATCCACTATAATTAAATTATCTGTTAAATTTTAAAAAGTAACTACTCTCCCTTGAATATCTGTTGTTAAGTTTTTTACTTCAAAAATACTAGGGTCTAATGAAGGGTATAAAATATTATTAATAGTTGCTCCTTTAATATCATAAGCATATTGGGAGTAACCTGAATTAGTTCCTGCTTTATTTATTATGTTTACTTTTTGTACTGTTTGTACTCCTTCGACTTGATCTAAAGTACTATAAATATCAGCAATTAAAATAGGTTGGTTAATTTGCCATTTATCTATACTGAAGTATGATTGTAAAGTGGTTAAGCAGTTATTTATAACTAATTTTCCATTATAATTTGGTCTAACTACTACATCAAAATCTACTCCAATATTAATAATAAAAGCATCTTTTATATTAACACCATCAGTTATCATTCTGTATTCAGAAAGAAAGGTTTTAAGGTTTTGTTTCAAAGCAGGGCTAGAAGTAGATAAATTACCAGATACATCTTTAGATAAGATATAAATTGAGATAGCATTTGGATTTTGGGTAGCTAATAAATCTGTTGGGTAATTAATACTAATACCCATATCTTGTGATACAAATGCTTTAGAAATTAAACCATATTTTGGAGGTAAAGATAAAGTTCTAATAATATAATCATCATTAGTTATAGTTCTTAACTGTGTAGGATACATAGCTAAAGAATTTTGTCTTATTTCTTCATTTGTATCTCCATCTCCTCCTCCTACAGCTGCATCATCATTATTAAAAGCTAATGAATTGATTACTGTAGTTTGCATAGCTGGATCTAACCCACTACCGGCAAATGAATTTGTTCCTCCAATACGATTAGTTAAAGTATTTGAAGGTATATTTGATGTAGCTCCTCCTCCTTTTAAGTAAGTTACTGTTAAAGTAGTATTTGAAGGGGCTAAACCATAAGTTTGTGTATATAAGAAATTGGATGGATCCCAAGCAGTAGTCATTTTATCTACTCCATAAGGTAATCCTAAACCAATATTATCTGGGTTTGGTGTTATTTCTTCATCAGCTCCTGATGATACACCTGGGCCAAATTGTAACTCTAAGGTATTATTAGTTTTAAAACGAGAAACAAATCTTCTAGGTACTTTTCTTAATTTAAGTAAATATGGGGTTGAATCATTATATTGTGATAAACTAGGATCGTTTGTAGCAGTATTTTCAGTAGCCTCAAAAATAGTATCTTGAGCTAAGTAAGGTACTTCATACCATTTATTATTATCAGAATCAACTACACCCACTATAGAAATTACATTATTATCAGTAAGAGTAACGGTAGGATAACGTTCAGGATTACCAAATGTAAATGTTGTTGTAGTTAAAGTTCCAGCCGTAGCTTTCACTGTTTTTTGTAATAAATAAAATAATGGATTACCACCGCCTCTACCACCTGTAGTATCATAACTATAAACTGATATATCTGTTGGGGATGATCCTGAATTAGAAAAGTCTACTTTATCTGTAATGTAGAAAGGAATATTTCCATTTCCATTAGTTTGCAATTGTGTTCCTTCTTCTAAAATTAAAGCATACCCAAAATCAGGTATATATTGACTCCCAGATATAGTTGCAGGTACTACTTGAAACATATTAACATCAACTGAAGCAGCACTTGTTACTTTGGGTTGATATCCAAAGTTATAAGCTAAGGCTAATAAGTTTTTTCTCTGTTTAGCAAATTGTAAGAAATTTTCTTGAATTTGATTATCAGTATAAAATGATAAAACGTCTCCAACATATGAAGCCATTTCAATAAGCATCATACCTGGTGATGCTTCTGAAAAATCATTATATGTGTTTGGATAATAAATTTTAGCAAAGTTAACTAACTGTGCTTTTAAACTATCAAAATCACGATTTAAATATTGTACTGTTTTTGAATTAGCCATTGTTGAAATTTATTGAAATTTCGTCTTGTATGTTAGTATTAAGTATAGAATATGAAAAATATACTTGTATTAAATTCTCATCAGGCGACGCGTTTACTGATAAATTATTTAATCTTATTTGGGGGAAATATTCTTGTAAACCAAAAGATATGATATCTTCTATATTTTGAGCAGTACCTTGAGATATTTGTTCAAATAATTGTTCTCTTATACCTGCTCCAAAAATTGGATTCATTATTCTTTCTTTCTTTCCTGTAAGAAAAAAATTTAAAATATTAGATTTAACAGCATCCTTAGTAGTATAAGTAATATTTAACCCAGTTGGACCATCAAAAGGAATTTGAATCCCAACACCTTTACTAGGTGATAGATCTAATGGATTTATATTTACTGTATTATACGCCATTAAATGCTACCTTTTTCTTTTAAAGCACCCATAAATTTAGAAAAATCAGGTACTACATCAATACTTACATCATTTATATCTCTAACAGGACCTTGTGATTTAATCATTTCATCTACTGTAGCTACTACAGGAATATTAGAACCACCACCTATCATTCCAGGTGCACCTCCAGCCCATCCTACTGCTTGAGAGGCATTAAATTCACCTCCATTTAAAGTTCTCCATTCACCTGCTTGAGCAGTTTCATTTAAGATATCTAACATAGGATTACCTGTAGAAGGAATTGGTTTTCTTTCTTCAGAAATTATATCTGAAAATGATGGTTTGTAAGTAGATTCTACCTTAGAGTAAGATTGAGGAGATTTATTTTCAGTTAATTTAGGTTTATTAGCTGATTTAACTGCCTCAAGTAAAATGTCTCTCATTTCTTCTTGAATAGCTTTCTTAACTTCTTCTCTAATTATTTTTCTGAATGCATCTAATTTCATACATATAAATATTTAATATTAAAACTTATTTTAATCTGGTGTTACTGGGCCGTCGATTGTATTATCAGGATTATATCCTATTTGGCTTATTATATCTGTTATTTCTTGATCTGTTGGTGAATCATTACCTTGATCACTAGTTCCCGTTTGACCTTGTTTATCAATATAAAATTGTCCTTCTTTAATCAAAACTTGATCATCTGTGGCATAAGTACCTCTACCTTCATATTGAATAATACCTCTTTGATCAGTTACTACTACTCTTCTTCTTAATAAAGAAATACCTTCATCAACTACTTCTTCTTTAATTATATCAATTGCATATCCATTATAAATTGAAGGTAATACTGCATTTCCATATTGCGCGGTAGGGAATAATTCATCTAATGTAGCTAAACTATTATTTAATGAATCTATTCCTCCTTGTACAGCATCTAATAAACCTGTATCTCCTGAGGTAAAATTACATTCTCTTAAATTTTTATATAAAATATTAAGACCTGTTAAGATTCTAAGAATTTCTTTTCTAATTCTACCTATCTCTAATAGTACTACTCCTGTTAAAAAACTAGATATAGTATCAACTAATTTTTCTAAATCATTAATAAAAATAGTAGCTGATGAAAGCGTATCGGCTTGGGTATTAGTAGAAGCATTTGTTTGTGAAATTACTGGTGATCCTCCTCCTCCTACTGCTAGAGGTGTAGCTAAACGTTTTAAGATTTTTTTTATAAATTTATAAACTTTAATTAATACATTAATAATTCTTAGAATACTATTCATAAGTTTAACTATTTTTTGTATTTGAACAATTGCTCTATCAACTGTTTGAACTTGTCTAATTAAAAATGCTACACTTTCTTTAAATCTTTGTGGTTGAATTATACCTGCTAATTTTTTATTTAATTCTTCAGCATCACGAGATATAATATTATTTGCAATATTAATTGGACTCATAAATGGAGTTAATTTTCTTGCAAATGATCTTAATAAAGTAACTTTAGTAATAATTAATTGAGTAGGATCTGATGCAGCTCCAATTGTATCACTAGTAGCAACTAAAGCTAAATTTATTTGTTGAATAGTTTTTACTATACCATTACCGCCAGGAATTATATCAACTAAATCATCAGGTGGTACTATATCTTCTAAAGCTAATCTAATTTCTTCAAGAGCTGATTGGTAAGATAATAACCTTGCTTTATATTCTTCTTCAGTTTCACCTGGATTTTTACCAGGGATTAATTTTTTTTCAATGTTATTGACAAATTTTGTGATATCAGTTCCAAATTTTAAAAGTTTACTTTCTAAAAGACCACCAGGGGGCATAGCTTTAGTTAAAATATAACCTAAAGGATTACAAAAATCAATAGAATTTATTTCCCTTAATACAGCATTTATCTTGAACAAGACATCTAATATTTTTTCAGTACCATCGTTTATCCTTTCAGGTGCGATTTCAGTTAATATTCTAGATAATCCAGCAGGTATTCTCATTATAATGTATAAGTTTTATCAGATTTAATACCTTTGATTTGTGTTTTAAGTCTTGTAACAGATTTTATTAAACTATTTCCTGCGGTTCTTACTGCAGGAATACCTTGCCCACTGCCATCTTTAGCTTTAGAGAGTTTTTGACCTAAATTATTTAAATCATTTAATATATCTATTAATAGAGTTTCTAAATTATCCCCTTTAACTACTGGTTGAGGGTTAGCTGTAAAAGTTCCTAGTCCTAAATAAATTTTTTTAGCATTAACTATCATATCACTATCTGCATCAAAGTTAATTGTACCTGCAGAAGAAAAACCAATTGCTTTTTTAGCAAATAAAAATACAGAATCATCCTTAGAGTTAAGAGTAACTCTTCCAGAATTAATTATTATTTGGTCTCCTAAATAAGGAAAATCAGGTTTATATATCATAATTATTGTGTGAATGGATCACTTATTAAATTTATTGTATTAAAATTAGTATCCATATAATCTAACTTCATAACATAAGTTCCACTAGCTCCACCCATTAAAGTTACTTGTGTGGTTTGATTAGTATCTATTCCTCCATATCCTTGATATTGTAGAGGACGATCTAATTCACTTGGATAAACAAATTCAGCTGTACCAATACCTCTAGGATTAAATTCAGATACTGTTTCTAACTTTATAACAACATATTTACCATTACTTTTTAAAATATTATAATAATTAGTATTATCACCTACTATTGAAGGTGAATCAGTATTTAATATTCTTAAAGAGGCAATTGGAATTGGTTGAGTTGTACTTCCTGTCGGTTCAGGCACACTAGAAGTTACTGCTAAACTAGCAGTAGGTACTGGTGCTATAGGAGTTACTGAAGTAGTAGTCGCTAAAGATGATGTAGTTAATGAAGAAGTTACAGGTGCTATTTGAGTGATAGATTCTGTTACATAATATAATGGTTCTGGTTGTTTTAGATTATCTGCTTCTTGAGCTG